CCTGCCTTCCTTTAGCATATTGTCGCAGACACGGCAGAACACTTCAAATTTTTGAGCGCGAGTCAGGGTATCTGCACCGTCGCATTGTGACATCACCTTAATCATTTGTGCTTTGTTGGTGATCATGGTCCCTTTCGATTACTTTGTAATCATACAGCAGAACAGAGGCGATTGGTGAATCCAGTGGACGGTTCATCTTCTGGCACACCAAAAGTATCAGTTAAGTACATTACATATAACCTTTCTTCCTCCTCCCGTGCTTCAATTTCATGAGGTTGGTTTTCATAGTCCCAATTTTCTGCTGGTTCAGTGTAATAACACAATTTTCCACTGCGGAACCGCAGCGAACCACGAACCCATTGCGCCAGGTGGGTCAGTTCATGCAAAAGAGTCTTAATATAAAGATCCTTGGGCATATCGACCTGAAGTTCTATCAAGAAGTGTCGTGGGCGATAAGTTTCACCCACGACATCACAATATCCCACAACCTGATCTCTTTTCAATCCACGATGAACAACATCTACAGAGATCTTGTGTCGTGGAAAGAAACTATTCAGAAACCAGGAGGTAACATCCTCACAGAGGAGTTTAGAATAACCGTATCCAGAATGATAGATGCTAGACATGTGCCCCAGTGAAGAAACCAGATGAATGAACCTACGAAAATAAGTTTATGAGTTGAAGTCATCTACTTGTTCCCAATTAGCGAGGGAGATGTCATGAACCAGATTAGCATTGTCTTTCATCCATGTTTTCAATTCCATCTTACTATGAAAGTAACGATGACCATAATGATTTGGTGTCAGTTTTGCTTCTGGTTTCAATCTAACCAAATAGATTGTGGGTTTTTTAATCATCGGAAGGCATACACAAATCCAGGGAATGTAATCAGTCCAAGTATAGCACCAAATGCGATTGGTGCTGGTGCGAGTGCTACCAGATAAAAGATTCCTGATACAGCAGGAATAAACAATCCTACGGCAAGTGAATACATTGCCGCTTTCTTCAGTTGTCGCTTTGAAAGTTTCATAATTAAATCCTCAGTTTTTGTAGAGATAACCACCTGCCCAATCGCAATTTTTGAATACAAACTCACGATCTTTAATCAAACGCAAATCATAGCGAACACCTTTTGCAGGTGCTTTGAATGATGCTGCTTTGTAAAGTTCACCAGTTTTCTTATCAACAAAAGCATGAACACTTTTGCTCTGCTGTTCAGTCTCCATCATAATCTTGTAATACTTACGACCAGTTTCAATGGAGAACTCATAAAGATCCTGACCTTTTTTCAGTGCTTCAATGCGAGCATTGTGATACTCAGGATTATCACCACTAGCAGCAAAAAACTTCTGACGCTTGATAGACTCTTCAAGAAAGTTGTTTTCAAGTGCCTCACAGAGCATCAGACACCACTTATGAACATTAAGTTGCAAGGTGTTTCTTGCATCTTGAGTGGCGCAGTAATCAGCGAAGGTGGTTCCCATTGGTTGCTTGCGAATGAACGTATTATAGGGGCATATAGGGGCGTTTCAGCGCCCCCTAGGACAGTTGTTCAACCATCACACCTCATCTTCAAAACACATTTCAAATGGTTCATCTTCATCATCAAGTTGATTCATACACCAGATCTCCATATTCAAATCAGAAAGTTTTTTCCGATAACTATCAACAATAGTAGGATTCAAAATGCTCTCAATAGGATTCAGAACATTATCTCTCCGTGTTTGCCAGGAAGAATTAAGATGCTTTTTGAACTTTTGGCGTGATGCAACAATTTTTTGGGGATCAGGATTAGTTCCGTTCCAAAGCAATACTCTTGTAATTTTTGGTGGTAAAGTTCCTTCAACAGTTACTCTAGGTGCTTCTGCCTCATTCTTACACACTGTTGTAAGAATCCTTTCAGCATATGTGAAACAAAAACTAGGATTATCTTGAAGGGGAACCATTATGAACTTATATTTGTCGTTCTCCGTGTTGTGTGGTTGCCACTCATCAGATTCTTCATAGAATTTGTTAAGATCCTCTGCATTGATATTTTGAGATACTCTCCCAGAAATTTTTTCAGGATCTCTCAGAGAATCTAATATCTTAGTTACAATTCTTTCTACAACTGCATTGTTGTTATTATATCTGTCATAACAACCCATATAAGTAAGAAGTCTTTTTACAAAATCTCTGGTAAGAAGATCTTCATCATGCAGATCATTTTCATCTTTGAGAATACTTGCACAAGCAATTTCGTACATGTATTCTTTCGTATCCTCTTTAGTAGGACCATGCACGTTTCCATACATTGCCGCAATAGTAAGGATTGAGTGATCACTGAAAGAATTGATAGTTCCACCAAAAGATGGGAAAACTCTTTTATACTCTGCGGAGGGAACTTCCTTAATTATAGGAAGTACTCGACAAACTTTTAGAGTATGGCGACGATCAAAAGCTTTTTTGTTTTTAATACCAGTTGCTGTTTTATCGGGAAGAAAAGGTATAGGCCAAGAAGTGCGATCCCATCCACCAGGAAGTGATCCAGATAGTGCCACAATCTTTTCAGAAACTGTATCTTTAGTTCCACGAACTGTGTTATCACCAACACTAAATTCGTTTACTTTGTTCATTTCCATTCCCACAAATTCAAGGAAAGGAAAATCAATGAAAATGTCGTCATCTCTGTCTAGAGACAACTCATCCGTGGAGAAAGTTCCCCACTTCAATTTTTTTGCCATCTTGGAATCTCCAAAATTATAGGGTTATAAGATTTGACTTAGCAAATCTCAGTGTTATTTAGTAACTTAATAATTATACCACAGTTACATTCTATGTCAAGTCTGAAGAGTAACTAAACTTGATGTCACCTTCCCATCCACGTTGAGTATGAACAGCAGCAAGTTGGAACCCTAATTGAGGCCAAGGATTCTTAGGTGTAGGCACATTGTATATTTCTTTCAAGGCAAATCCTGCCTCACGCATATCACGAATCCTACGCTTTGTTGTATAGTGATTGATAGTGGTAAGATACACAATGTTATCAGCAATCTGCATACCATGTGCAAGAAATTTTTGCATCTTACTCCATGGTGGATTAGTGATAATCCAATCAACTTTTTCATTATATTCTAGAAAATCTTTATCCTCTGCAAGTTCACACCAATCTTTATCATTAGTGTTGAAGTTGTCATAGAAAGCACCTGTACCACGACAAGGATCAAGAATCCTCCCAGTAGGATTGAAATGTTCAATAATCTCTTTCGCCAGATACTCTGGCGTCATTACAATATCCTTATCAGGAGTATTCTTAGGTGGACAAAATGCTCTCATTTCTTCTTAAACTTCCTACGACCAGAAACTACAGTATAGTCAATACTACGTTTCTCATAGTTTATACCAGATTCAAGCAAACTGTCAAGTCTCATAGCACACTGAAGTCGAGATTGACCACTCTTACCACCCCCATGATTCACTTTAGGACGAAGACGTATCAATGCACTATCATCCCAGTTTAATTCCTGCAACCAGGATTCTTTATGCTTTTCACGATACTCCAATACCATGGCATTATCTTTCCAATCAATAGATGAAATCTTTTCAGCATATTCATGCACTACCTTCACATCATTGTTTTTCCACAACTTGCAGATGTTGTCTGGAGTAAAATAAAAAATATACTCTGTGTGGAAGTGTTTATGTTTTGCATCAATCTGAGTGTAAATGCCAATATAACTTCTAAATTCTGTATGCTTCGTCATCCTACGGGCATCGGAAAAGCATATATCATTTCCGTCAGCAGCGGTCTTGATGCTACCATTAAAATCAACTATTAAACCCTTTACCAAATCCATTGGAGAAGTATAACCATTCTTTTTTCGTTTATCATACTCTTTTTTGGATAGTCCTGTTAATTCACGAATGACACGATCTTCGTATTTGTTGCCGTGTGCTTGAACTTCCATAGTAAAGTGTCGTGTGAACGTATTATAGGGGCATACAGGGGCATTTCAGCGCCCCCTGTGACAGTTATTCAACTGTCCCTGCGTTTAAGCAGTTCCCGCAGTTCTTCTTCCAGTTGCAATCTAACATTTTCTGGAGTATAAGAACCCTTTGTTTCTTTACGTCGTTGCATTTCCTCTTCAATTTTTTTACTAATAGATGCATGGCGGCGAATCTCACCGCCCATTGACATCTGTCCTTTTGTTTGTTGCATACAGAACTGAAGTTGCATCAGTTCCATGTCGTCAAATTCAAGCATGATTTTCACTTATCGTTAATAGAACCAGCAGGGATTTCTACGGGTTCAGGTGCTACTTCGTCTTCAAATTGGTGCATGTTATAGCAAACCCAACCTGCACTAGTGAAGACATAAGAGTATTCTTCATTATCAGTGAAGAACTCCTCCATATCTTTATCCAGGCGAGGTGCGTTCATGTCGATAGATTCACCACGGGAAGTATAGTGAAGGGGACCAGATTCGGGAAGAGTTTCATTGTTCCAACCTGCATTTGTCCAAGTGCAGGACATATCACCACCGTTGATCAGTTGAGTCACTTTCTCCTTCGTATCGTAGAATTCACGGAGAACTTTGCCATTGAAAGAAGGATAACCATCATAATGGCAATAGACAGAAAGAATAGAAGAGTCACTGAGTTCAATGCCGATGCGAGAGCGAGTGCCCATGTGAGTTGTGTTCCTTTGACTCTCTTAATATACACGAAAAAGGAGGGCATGGAAGCCCTCCTGTGCCAGTTCATTAACTGGTCTTGTTTTGGTAGTAAGTGCTCTCACACTTATAGTAGATTCTAAGTTGAATGTGTTTAGGATCTTTGTATTCTATTGTGAGTGGTTTAGAGTATTGTCTGTAAGGATTTCGGTGGATAAGAATGTGATCGTATTTGGATGGGGTCATAAACTACCTAAAGGCAGTTTATATAGCCTCAGTTATCGTGCATTTTACACTCTGGTGCGCCAGGTTCAACTTCACAATAAAGTTCAAGTGCTGAAGGATCATGATGATCTCCTGCTTGTATTTCTTCCTTGTGGTTTTCAACGTAAACTTCAAGTTCACGGAGTTCTTCTTCAACGTGGCGACGTTGTTGTGGGTTGGTAGTAGGATCTTCTAAAATCTTCTTATCAACCTCAATATGTTTCTCTACACTTTCCATTGGGTTGTTTGTAGTATGATGAACTTATTTATTTTATCAGTCGTCCATAGGATTGCAAGTTCTCCAATGCTTACCAGCACCCTTAAGTCTTGAAACCAACTCATCAGCAAACGCTTCCATCTTATCGGGATGAATTTGTTGAATACCTGCCTCTTTTACAGCATTTTCAATACTAGAAACTTCATTTTCGTCAAGTTTTCTGCCGTCAGATGGAAGTGTCATAGGAATTACCTGTTTTGTGGTATTTTAGCGTTTCCGCACAAAATTAGTTATTGACTTAATGTTTTCTTTTTTATTGCGTATTATATCTTAACGGTCAGGTAGTTCTGTATAGTCTGGAATACCACTATCAAGTCCATGACGTACTGCTTCTTGTACCATGGTTTCTATCTCTTTGCTGGTACAATTATTCATCCATGACCAGTTAGGATCATCTTTGTCCCACTCTAGAGTAAATGTACCATCTTCATTCTGTTCTACTTTGAGAGAGTCAGCAGCCATCTTTTTTGAACTCCTTACGACATTTCTTTACTTCTTTCATCTCATCTTTAATCATTTGATAAGCATCTTCAGCAGAGATACGTTGAGACAATTCCATAGCACAGATAACTTCAACGCGAGTGCCAAAGTGTTTCAATGCTTCCTCAAAACAGTTCAGTTCTTCATACATTGTTCTAATTCACTCTTAAGTTTATGTATTTCACGTTGAACAGTAATCATTTCACTTTGCAAACGACCTATCTTTTCATCGTGTGCTCTTATCCATTCTTTATAGATGATTTCATCCAACTCATCTTCATGATGATCAGGTAGGTTGTGTCTTTCTATTGCCCAGGATGGGGGCGTTGATGTTTTCCAGGGATACAAAATATCCTCTAGTTCACATACTACACCCCACAACCAAATGTGAAAACTACGGATCACAACTTACCACCAACGATACCACTATTGATGACACGACTGTAGTCATCTAGTGTGCCATCTTGTTCACATTTGAGATGCCATCGGGTCATTTCAACGACATCTTTTTTGTGAAGTCCAGTCAACATCTTACGACCATACTTTGTCATTGTAGAGTGAAGACCAAAGCGGGTCTTCCACACATAGAAAGTATCATCAATAAGTTCTGATCCATCAGGAATAAGTTCAGGATGGATCGGTGTCTGTTGTTCCGTCATCGTTCTTTTTGTTAAAACCAAAGGGTGCTGTTTGTTCTTCTTTTTCTGCCCGCAGTTTGTGTGCCAAACTACAGACAGTTTCCATGACTTTAAGACTGTCTTCAATCTTAGAGTCTTGAGGCATTTTAGAATGAACTACTTCAAACAGTGGAAAGAACTTTTCCGCTGCCTCTGTAACTTCTTCAGGTGTTAATGGTTTAGAGTTCATAGTGTAATCCAACGCTCGTTTTCTAGTGTCCATTGTGTCACATCAGCGATACGTTCACGGACAGACTTAGCTGGAGTCCAACCAAGTTCTTTCATTTTATCACCACACAGAGCATAACGCAAATCATGTCCAGGGCGTGAAGAATGGAAGTCTACCATTTCATATTTGAGTTCTTTTCCTTCCGCATCTGCAATAATCTGTGCAAGTTCTAGGTTGTTGAGCTCTTCTGCTCCAACAATATTGAACTTAGGGCACTTAGCGTTACCCCAAGTAGGTTCAAACTTACCCTCATAGTTCAGCAGGAAAAGAATAGCGGACGATACATCTTCAGCATGAATGTAATGACGAGCACCAGGAATAGTCTTGGTAGAGTCACTATGAATGGTGACTGTTTCACCATCACGAATACGTTTAATACACATAGGAATGTACTTTTCGGGATGCTGACGCTCACCGAACACATTCATCGTATGAGTGATATAAATTGGAAGACCGTAAGTATTCTCATACGCTACGGCAAGTTCTTCACCACCAGCCTTAGTTGCACTGTAAGGGTTGGTAGAATTATATCGATCATTCTCCTTGTATTTAATTCCATCAGGAGCAGGACCGAAGACTTCATCAGTGCTGAAATAGATGAACCGTTCAAGGTTATCTTTCTGCAAACGTGCAAAGTCCAGAATGTTAGCAGTGCCGACAACATTGTCCAGCACAAACTCCATCGGATACTCAATACTGCGGTCAACGTGTGAACCAGCAGCAAGATGCAAAATGTAGTCAACCTCACCGATTTCACTACGAACCAGTGGGTTAAGTTCTGCTTTTAGGTCATGATGAACAACACGAACTCGTTTGCGAGTTTCTACATCAAATGACATCATCAAGTCATGTAGACGGTTCAGATTGCCACTATAATCCAGACGGTCAAGAGTAATAACTTCCCAGTCAGTAGTCTTTAGAATTTGTCCAATCAAGTGGTGTGCAATAAAACCTGCACCACCAGTAATAAGAGCTCGTTTCATTTAAGGATGTAATGATTTCCATACGTTAGTTATACTCATATGACCATGAATATAACCAGCAAGTATTATACCCAACGTGCAAGTTATTGTCAACACAAATAATAGTGTTCCTCCCCAAGATGCTTTATTATCAAGCATTTTTGAGTTTATCTTTAAGGTCCATCACTTTATTGACTTCATTGACAGCAAGAGTCATCCTGGTTGATAGAATGTCCATCAGATCAGCATGAATGACTTCATTCTCAACATAGTCATCAAAATACTTATCCAGTGCTTCCTTTAGGTATCTTTTACGATGCCACTCTGGTGAATAAGGTTTGTAGTCCATGATAATGGGATTTTCTTGCTCGCATTATATCACTATCTATTCCGTGGGTCAAGTCCCATGTCTTCAAGGTATTGAATCCACCATTCAGGATCTTTTATCTGTCTCCAGTTTGGAACTGGTAGGTCATTCTCTACAGTATAATACTGATAGAGTGCTTCATCTATAGTCTGTGCGATCTCCATATTCTTCTTCCTCTTCATCAACGTCTGCATATGGATCTGCCACATATGGTCCGTGTGGTTTTCTGGATTCTGCTCTGACATAGTTTCGCTCGTCATTAACTGCGGAGAACCACACTGCTACCTTCATTACAATCCAAATCGCTGCTAATGGTGTGAAACAAGCAATGAGGATGACAGGGTTCATAGTAGGTTTTGCTCTTTGAAGTAGTTTAATGTATCTTTCAACCCACCAATATGTCTGAAACCAACATTAACTTGTGGGTATTCTGCTTCTTCACCAAACTCCTCAACAAAACCTCTTGCTGAGAAGTGTTGATTTAATTTATATACATGAATTTGAAAGTTAAGTTTCTCCAGAAGTGTTTTGGCACGTTCACACTCCTGGTTACCATTTGAATAGATAACTGCTTCCATTACTTTTCGTCCTCCGTGTAAATGATGGAAATCTTTCGCTGAGTTACACCTTTGTGGTCAACCATTAGATGATGATGAACCTCACCATCTACCAGTTCTGCAATACTTTTAGCAAGATTATCAGCGATGTGCTTGTTTGTAACCTTTCTCCATTCTTCAGTCACGTTCTCTCCATTCATCAATTTGTTCTTGTGTAGGCACAATGATTCGGAAAGCAAGACCTTCCTCCTCAAACTCCTCATTCATTTTTTCGTAAGTTTCAGGTGTAATTTTTTCAAACATCATACTTTGTCCACAACTTACGGATGTTCTGAGTGATAGGCATCCCACCAACATAGGTTTCTAAAAGTTCTCCATCACCATCAGCAATAACAAGAACTGGAGTAGCAGTCACACCATACTTTTTAGCGAGTTCAAGATTCTCTTCAGGAATAGGTTCATTACTGAAGTCATCAAGATAAATCTCTTGAATAACACTCTCACGCTGATCTTCAAGAGCAGTAATATATTTCTTGACCAGACCACAGGGTCCACAAGATTTTTTTGTAAACATCAAAAACTTAGTCATTAGTCTCTTTGTCGCCAATCATCAGGTTTGTCACGTTGAAACCAGTCAACTATTTCATCAGCACCATCAAACCCCGTTTTATGATTGGATGGGTCGGGGTCACCTAACCCCATCCTATTCATAAAATCGTCAATACTACCTTCTTGAATATCTTGGTTAGCTTGACGACGTGCCTTGTTCAAAAACTCACGGGCAGTTGTATGAGACTTAGCAAGTTTCTCTGCCCATATCATATCTTCAAGGGGAACATCTTGCTTGTTAGCAATACATTGACAAATAGACTCCAAGCGGAGTCTGTAGGCGGTAGAAAGCATAAGATTGACACAACCTATTGATATTTATCCGAACTCTTCATTCCTTCTACGATCAAGATACTCAATAATTTCAGAACGCCACTCCATTAGTTCATTGTAGCATTTCTGGTTATGAGCACATTGACGAAGTTGATGGTCTGGTTTCAATACACTTTCGTAAAAGAGACCAAGAGCATCACGACGTTTTTCGCTTTTTTCGGACATCAGAACTCCTTGGTTTGCGTTTCTTAGTTTTGAGTTGATTGTTGATAAAGTCAACTGCTTGTTTGTATGTATTCAGGGTAGCAACTTGCGATCCCCCATGCACTATAACAAACTTTTTTGTATTACCAAGTGGTACAGCAGCCCACACACCATCTTTCGTAACATAACCCAATGGGTTCTTGGGTTTGGGATCAAGTAGTGAAGGATAAGGTACGAATGGTTTTAGAAATTTACTCAAAATACAGCGGTAACGTGAACAATAGTAGCACCAGGGTTGCGTGCTAGTGCTACTTGCCTGGCATCTTCATAGTCTACAGCAACCACAACTTCATCCCAAACAGTGCCAGCTTTGTAGAGTTGAACTTTGCAGCGCATTGGTTTGATTCCTGAACAATCTAATTATACACCATTGACGGCACCTGTCAAATCACATAAAGGACAGTATGCTTTCTGTCATACCGTTGATCCTCTCTTGAGTCAGATCAAAATAGTCTTTATTCATTTCAACACCAATAAAATTGCGTCCACACTGTTTGGCAGCAACACCGATTGCGCCACTACCCATACAGGGATCAAATACAGTATCACCAACATTTGAACTTGCTTCAATCAATCTGGACATAAGTTTGACAGGTTTGGGTGTTGGATGATCCTTATAGTGTTCGATAGGATGTCTCCACACAGCAGACTTGCAATGCTCATTAAATGTGGCACCAGACTTCTTCGCAAACACACAGTTTTCAATGCTGGATAACCAAATGTATTGACCATTCATAGGTGAAGGATTGGTCTTCTCCCAGATACAATGACGAACAGAAAGTTTATGTTCAATCAAACGATTGCGAATGTGTGATACTTGAACAGATCCACAGAAAATGTAGATACTACCAGAAGTAACACGAACAACTTCATCAATAAAGTCGTCAAGTGGAAAAGTAATAATATCCGCGTGACTTTTATCCAGATTGCGTAACCCTGCACTCTTACGATTGACCTCATCGTAAGGAATATCTGTAAGAGTCAGAGAAATACTCCCATCAGCAAGTGATGGGAGCACATTCATACAATCATCGTTGTGAAGTTTAATATCACTCATAGTTGAAAATTATAGTGCTTGGACATACTTTAGTTAGACGTTCCCAAGTGATAGGAACACTGACAGTAGTATAACGACCATTCTTGGCATACTTACGATTTCTATCAGGAAAACGACGCTTTTCAAATCCTGCTTTGAGTTCTTTACGCATTACAAGTGCCGCTTTATTCATACCAGGAATGATATACAGTATAGCATCATTCACTTTATGATTGCAAACTGCCCAACCAGGAACAGGAATCTTACTGGAATAGTGTCCAAAGTCTTGACTAATGATCTCTGCCAAAAAGTCATCATAAACAGCAGAGGTATGAAAAAAACGAATCTTCCAATCAATAGTGAAGTTTTCTTTTTTGATCTCCCTAGTTTCTGTATTAACAAGGTTGAATGAACAATCAATACCAGATTTGTTTTTCAGAATCGTATCTTCATCATCCCCATAGTATTCTGTCAGTGTGTCATAATCAATAGATAGATTCCACTTTTCATCAAGAATACTACTCAGTTGATGAATAACAGGAAAGTGTTTACCACTTTCAATGAAAGTTTTTTCATCGTGTGCAGACTTATGAAAGTTGTGAATCTTGTGATTCTTCAGATAAGGACGTTGAACGGAATAAGAGGATGCCATTGGATTAGTTAGATTGAGTTAGATTTGAATTGAATAGTATCAGCGGCGAACCACTGAAATAGCAGGTTCTCCCTGTTCAAACACAGTATCTACAACTGCCTGAACGCTACGGGCGGTGCCGATACCGACCTTATCATACACAGGGACACATACAAGTCCAAACGTCTTGTGACGCTTTCCAAGGCGGATCACACGACCGATAGACTGACTGATACCAATGTAATCCATGTTACGCATGAACAACACGGCTTCAAGTCCCTTGACATTGATACCTTCAGACAGAATAGAATGGTGCATAATCACGAAACGAGTGTCATCTTCACCCCACTGATTCAGAGTCTTGAAGAACTGCTCACGGGAAACTTTCTTACCGTTAATGATAGCACCAGTCTTGGAAGTGATATACATCCAGTTGTATCCACGCTCCTGAAGTTGCATACAGAAGTCAGACTCACCAACCAAACGAACAATTTGCTTGGTAGAACGTGCAGCAACAAGAACTTTGTTGACTGATTGCTCATCCAAAGTCTGCAACAGGTTCTCACTATCAGACAGTTTGAAGTCACCCTGAGGCAGAGTCTTCACCACAACTTTAGGAGGAAGAATGTAACCCTCTTCAACCAACTGAGGAGCTGGAACATTGCAGATGACATTGCCATAAACGGCAGTATCATTCATGCCAGGCTTGAAGACGGTAACAGAGTGTTTAGGAGTAGCAGTGAAAAAATAGCAGCGGTCAGCGTCAGCAGAAAAATGCTCAGTGGCAGGGAAGAAATTACGCTGGACAGAATTGTGCGCTTCATCAAAATAAATGGTGTTGACTTCAATGTCTGCTGCTTGTACTTTGTGCAGAGAATGATAGGTAGTAAAGATGATGCAGTTCTCACCTGCTGTACGGGCAGTGTTAGCAAACAGATGAATCTGTTCAGGGTTGGTGGTGTGAAAGAACTCAACATCACCACTGTGAACGTGCATCACATGGGCATTATGACCGGGAGAGAGAAGCTCAAGAAACTCCTTGCAAAGTTGTTCTGCAAGAAGAATACGAGGAGCAACAACAACAAAAGTCTGACCATGATGACGGACTTCCATGTTAGTAATGGCATCATCAATCATGCAGATAGTCTTACCACCACCCGTAGGGATGATGACTTGACCTTTGTCATTCTGCCACATTGCATTGACTGCTTTACGCTGGTGTGGACGAAGTGTGATGGTCAAGTGTGCCCTGTTCAGTATGGATATATTATAGCAGAGTGGGGACTCTACCGGTGAACCCTGTGACAGTAAAAGAACTGGATTAAAAAGCTACAGCTCTCTTATCAAAAGGGACAAAGATACTCTACTCATGGAAGTAAGTTATGTCAAGCCTTATCTTGTTCAGATATATTTCCAAAGAATGTTGTGATAGCATATCTACCGTATCCTTCATAATAATCAGAGTCTTTAATAGAAACTTTATTGACACCATGTTTCACCCAACCAGGGAAAACTATCAATGAGTTGTTATCACATCCATACTCATAATCATATTCAGGAAAGAATAAGTCACCACCCTCATATTTCTTAGGTTCTTTATTGAAGTAAGTAAATGCTAGGAACTGAGTTGACTTATCAGTGTGTGCACGATAGTATTCTTTATCGTGATAATATCTTACCTTGGTAGCATCAAAGTTTGCCATTGGTGCAATAGAGCAGCATCCATGAATATCAGCAAAAGTATTGAGAATACCAGAAGTAAATATCTTTCTATTGACAGTCAAGATATTAGACATTGGTCTAAAGTTTGGGTTACCATTGATACCCTGCCAGTTACCACTTGAATAGTTTCTATAAAGTTGATCTAAGATAAGAGCACTAGAGTTTGTATATCCAACAATGCCACCAAAGTCTTCTGCTTTCAGTAACTTTCCTGGTTTTGTGTAGAAGTTAAGTTCTTCCCAGATAAGTTCAAGTTCCTCTTCATTGTAAAAGTTCTTGACAATAATGTGTGGGAATGGTTTTTCATATCTAATAAGTTTCAAAGTCTCTGTCATTCTCTTCCTCCATTATCTTGAACTACTGCCCATGTAGTTGCAATGTATTTTGTTCCACCAATGGGTGGATTACCTCTGTGAGTATGTGTAAACCCAGCAGGGAAGATGATCACATCTCCAGTGACTGCTTCCTCCCGTAAGTTTTGATACAAAAACTCTGTCTCACCACCCTCAAATTCATCATTCAGATACACCTGAATGACAAAAGATCTTGGCGATGAAATGTATGAACCATTCTCATAATGCCAGGAATGAAACCCACCACCAGCAGGTATCTTCTTTAACTTACAGTCATAAACAGCAAACTCGCTCTGCTGCAACAGACTAAACATGTTCACATATTCATCAATACAAACCTTCATGTTAGGTAAGATCTGCTGTGATATTCTAGAAGCAGCAGTAACATCTAGATTAAAACCATTGTTTACATTTATGGTTTTATTATCTACTTGATGAAGTCTTTCCGTATCATAAAACAATAAATTATTGTTATCCAGATAGTCAATATACTCAACTAGATCTGCACACTCTTTTCTAGAGAACGCACCACGATAGCGCACAACAAAGTTATCAGACATAACAAAGTATTTTTAGATATTTATGCTACCCCTGTTGCAGTTGAACTTCCTGTAATTTGTCCACCACTTACAACATCAACTTGAATGTTTGAATTAGTTCTACGAATAGCAGCACCATTTGACCCAGCTCCACCATTTGAACTGTCTAGATTTCTTCCACCACCCCCACCTTGGGCACTTTCAAAAGGATCACCACCACGTCCACCATTAGCACCAATAGCTTCATTATCATTGTTTCCACCTGATCCACCTTCACCATTTTCTTCTAGTTGACCAGCAGAACCACCAGAACCGTTCTGAACTTCATCGGAATTACCTGACTGTCTCACTCCAGCTCCACCACCATTTCCAGCAGGTAGACCTGAACCACCGCCGCCACCACCGCCGCAGGCACTTCTATCAGCACCTCCATCAACCTGGCGAGCACCAGCTCCACCACCACCTCCACCAAATCCACATAATATCTTTCCACCACTTTGAACATTCACATTAGTTTCTTCATGTTCAATACCTAATGCTGAGGTTCCATTGCCACCACTAGCACCATTACTACTACCTGCATCAGACCAACTATCTGCACCTTTACCACCATCTCCTCCAGCACCATATAATCTTCCACTACTACCTACATCAACACTCAAAACAACATCAGAATTCCAAGTTCCTGTTCTGAGTGCAACGTTTGCTTGGTTACCTTTTGCTGAACCAATAGTTTTATTTACATGAATAAGTATCTTTGAACCTGCTTCTTTTCTTCCTCTGAATCCACCAATAACAGTTACACTATTGTTGTTGTATCTACTCTTTGCATTTTGTCTACTTTCTGTTCCGCCACTATGAAAGTCAACAACAACATTCAGTCTTTTGTTGTAGAAGTCACTGAACTTAATTTCACCTGATGATGGAACACCACTATCAATACCGTTGAACGATAAGGAACCAACAGTTTGGCTTAGTCTGTAACCACCCAAAGACATTTGATTGCCTGCTAGGTTTCTACCAAACTCATCTGAGATATTTGTAGCAGATATTTGACCAGAAGAAGGTGTTGCCATATTAGCTAGAAGTTACAGTTTCCCATCCAGATGCTGTGCGGACCTGGATTTTATTGAGTGTAGTGTTGTAGATCAAAGCACCAGGAGTCAAGTTATTCAAGTTATTTCTGTTGGTAGTGCTGACTTTTGGTAGAATCATAAACCTATCAGAGGAGAATGACTCACCATCATCATTAGCAGTTGCAGAACCTAAGTCAAGGGCACATACTGGGTTGGTTGTACCTGAACCAATACATCCTTTCTGAGTTACAACAACTCTCGCTGAACCACCTTGAAGATGTGTTGCTGGGTTGATAGCAAAACGTAGAGCATTGCTATCAGTTCTGTCTACACCTTGAGGATCGCTTGAGGAAAATACTGAATATCCTAGGTCATTCTGTTCAATATGATAGAAGGTTGAAATGCCAGATGTTACATGAGTATTGACATTTACTCTTCCATTTGCACCATTTCCAGTTCCATTATCTAATACAACAGAGAAACCATCAGGTGCTAAAATATCACCCGAAAAACTCAATGCAGATAAAGAACCAGTAAGAGTAAGATTACCGACAACACCTAAGTCACCATTGATGAATGTATCCCCTGTAAATGTTGATACACCTGTTACACTCAATTTAGTTGATGGTGTGGTTACACCCAGACCTAAGTTGCCCTCATATGTGAGAGAAAGTAAGGGATCTGCTTTGTGGAACCAGTGGAAACCACCAGTATTGATACCAGTTCCACTACCAGCGTGAAGGTAACTATTAACATGACCTAAGTCATAGTTTACAATATCAAGAGATCTTGAGTCACTATAAGATGACCCACTATCTCCACCGTATCTGATACCACCCGATGTAGCTCTATTTGGAAGTCCTCTTCCTAGTTCAATAGCAGCATTATCATTTGTGCTTCCAACGTAGATAGAAGAAAGTCCAACATTTTGAACTTCGATATTACTTAATGGTGCTGTTGTGCCTACTCCAACCTTACCTTCTACACCAAGATTGGCAGTTACTTCAATATATCCCGACGTAACAGTTGAAGCAGTAACATCATCAACCTCAATATCAGGAGTTCCAGTCAGTGACTGTGCTGTTGATGCTGTTCCAACCACATCTCCAGTAACATTTCCAGTTACATTCCCATCAAATGTTGTGGCAGTTAAGATACCAGTGAAACTTAAACCTTCAGCAATCTTACTATCATCAATGACAGGTAAGAAGTCATGCCCTAATGTTCCTCTAGTGATGCGATCAGCATCTAGTCCATCAATACCAGTTCCATTTCCTCTTATACTATTTGCAGTAAGAATACCAGCAACAACTACATTACCACTATCACTGAAACCAACACCACCTGTAAAAATACCAACAGCAGTTTGATCATTACCACCAACTTGGAAGGTGAAACGTGGATCTGTGGTCGCAATTCCTACATTTCCAGCAGCATATATGCTTGTGAATCCTAGACCTACATCTGTATCAACCCATTGTGATGTTGGTAGGTTTGATAATGTAGAACCATCACCAAAGTATGTCAGAATACCTGTTGTAGCGGTCACAATGCCGCTTGTAGGTGCTTTTAGTCGTCCGAATGAACCATCGGTTATAGTAGCGAAACCAGTGACGTTCAGGGCGCTGACAAACTCATTTCCAGCAGTTATTACACCAACAACATTGATGTTTCCACGAACATCAAGAGACTCAGCAGGAACGGTAGTGCCGATTCCCACTAAGCCTTGAGAGTTGACTATAAAATTGTCTTCATCAACCTGAACACCATCACGAAAATTAAATGACTTCCTGATATTCGCCATCTTATAATAGATTTTTAGTTATTTATGAATTTCTCAGGTCTTTTACTTCTTGGCGGAGTTCCTTGATAGCTTCAATAAGGAGTGGAACAAGTTTCTCGTACTGAACAGTAATGTATCCTTTACCAACAGGTGCAGGATGAACTGCTTCAGGGAGAACTTCTCTTACTTCTTGTGCAGATACACCAGCATATCTGATGTCAATATCAAAACCAAGTTCACCTGCTGCTTCATTGAAGTTGTAAGTGAAACCACTAAGTGTATCAACTTTATCTAGTGCACCAGTGATGCTGATTTTGTTTGTCTTCAGTCTATCGTCAGACGCAAAGGCAATAACATCACCAGTGAATGAACCATCACCACTGACAGAAATACCACCAGCAAATGTGTGAGTGCCAGTTCCATTTACATCAAGGTTATCATTAACAACTAATGTTCCACCATTGGAATCAAGAGTTAAGTTACCGGATGTAGTGGTAATGGTATTATCATTTGATACTCCAACCGTGATGTTACCAAAATCACCACCATTGGCAGTAATATCACCAGTAACAGTTGCACCAGTTGTAGTTGCTTGAACTCTAGTTGTACCGTTACCATCTACAAGACTTGTTTGATCAATACCAGTCAGTGAAGAACCATCACCATGGAATGATGTTGCAGTCACAACACCAGCAACATTCAGCAACCCACCAACATTCAGGTTCTTGTTAATACCTACACCACCATCAACTGTGAAGGCACCAGTATCAACATTTATTGACTGAGTAGTATCAGTGATGTTGAAGGTATTGTTGAGTTTGAATGTTCCATTAACAGTAAGACCACCATTGATCTTAACTTGTCCACCGAAGTTGACTGGACCATCAAACTCAGAGAGAATAGTCTTAGACTTACCACCTTCAACCAGTAGTCTTTCTTTGACAATAACTTCATCAAAGACAACACTTAATCTAGATGGGTCTTGTCCTGTGATGGTTGCTACTGGAATATCAAATGTGGACTCTTTACCAGTTGCTGAGTTGATCTTCTTGTTACCAATGAAGAAGTCACCATCATTATTGAGACCAGAGTAAACAACAATACCACATGCAGATTCTTCTGCTTGAGCCAGGAACTCTTCCTCTTCAGAAAGAGTCTTAACCTGAACTTGTGGTAAACTGGTTGAATAGTTACCAGGACCATATCCAAGATATTCAAACGTGTGACCAGAAGCACGAATGATAGAAGGTCTATGGAACTGAATAGCTCTTGGTGTAATCTTGGTGATAAGAGCACCAGCAACGTGGTTCTCTTTTACGGTTCCTAATACACCACGAATGACTGAGATTTCATTATTACTTGAACCAGACAGTGTGCTGCTGGTAATTCTCATTATCTCGTTGTCTACTTGGATATAAGAACCAAGTTCAAATCTCTGTGTGGTAGAGATACCAGCGTTGGGAACAGATACTTCAAGTGTGGTGCCACTGCTGATGTTTGCACCCAGAGTCAATACTTCATTTCCGTAGAACTGAAGACCTCTGGCACCTAAGTTCTCTCCAGTATTATCAGAGAACTTATCATTAGCAGACAATGCGTTCTTGAGAATGTAAAGACCATTCAAGTTAGCATTTGTCTTAGCAGTGACCGTTGTTGTGGTAGCAGCAGTAACCAGATATGAACCCAAGTTGTTATCACTTGCATCCTTAATAGTGATTCTGTTACCTGCAACAAGACCATGACCCAGTGATGTAGTGAATACACTCAGTCCAGTAGCAGCATCAAAGGTATCTGAAGCGATACGAATTTCACGACCAACATTGATAACATATTGGTGAGTCGCAATGCTTGCATCACCTGATGTAGTAGCAACAGAGATCTGTGTGGTAGAAGGAACACCATTGATACGGAAGTATCCACCAGTTGCAGTTCCAACACCAGTTACCTGAACAGTATTACCAATAGCAGAGGATATACCAGCAGTAGAGATAGTAACTTCAGCACCAGAACCACCTGTGAAAGTATTATCAAGGTCTAATGTTTCTCCATCGGTATATGCAGAACCACCAGAAAGAACATCAACCTGAGTTACAGCATTACCAGAAACTACAACTCTTGCTGTTGCACCATCCCAAGTTGTTGTGCCATTATTGAGGAGTTTTACGTTCTGATATGTGCCATTTGTCATGCCACTACCATTATTTGAAATGGCACAGGTTACAATACCACTGAAACCATGCTCTCTTTCGAATGTGATAGTAGAAATACCAACACCATCAGCAATACCAGTAATAGGAAGACCAATACCAAAGTCCTTCAGAATACCATCAACAGTTTCTCTGGTGATACTCTTCTTCTGGTCATTTGTTTCAACAGAACCTATTGGTGATCTCTTAGCAAATGTCTTAGCAGACAGTGGGTTCTCATTCAGGTTATCTCTATCAAGTTGTGGATAGAGATCTTCAACCTGCTGACTATACTTGTCATCAGTAAACTCAGTAGGAATTGCATTGCCTGCATTAAGAACGAACAGGTGATAAACACCATCTTGAACATCCTTCTTATACTCAGAAATTACATCATTTCTGTAGATGTAGTAGTTGTTTTGTAAGTCAGTTCTTACAAATCTGGGCAGGTCAGTAGTTCTAGATGAGGTATCATTAGTGAATGAACCAGTTGTGTGGGTAACACCATCTACATCAGTGGTAGAATATGTAAATGTCTTATCACCTGTGACAGATGCAACGGTAAATGTTCCGTTGAAACCTACATTTTCAGTTGCAGTTGTATTTGATGTGCTGCTTACCTTCTTGAGTGTAACTTTATCATTTACATTCAAGTTATGAGGAAGTTCTGTAATAACAGTGACTACATTTGCTGCCTCAGTGCAAGTGCTGATGAATCTTGCATTACGGTTGAAGTCAAAGTCAGATGCACCAATAGTTGTCAGAGTTGCATCAGTATCAGCTCTTAAACCTGTAGTGCTTGACTCTTGAATGACAAAGCCCTCTTCTGGGTTCTTTGCGTTATCAAACTCTTTAGGAACAACAACTCTTAACTTATAGAGTTTCTCATCAATACTTCTTGGATCTTCAAAACGCTTGAAGAATGATACTTCAGATCTAGTTCCAAAGACAGATGTTCCCTGACTTACAAAGTTAGTGAAGATATCATTTGACTGTGCAGTGTGAATATACCACTGACTGTTTGTTGGGTCATACTGCAATGGTGAACCAACATCGCCTGCATCTTTATCAGATACTCTACTTAAAACACGCAGTTGATCTCCACCAAATATTGTGATAGCAGTTCCATTCTCAGCGTTAGTCAGAGATGACGCTAACTTAATCTGATTAGCACTCTGAACAATGGTAAAATAGTTTCTATGTGGAGATACGTTTTCAGGCAGGTCACCAGTATCACTTAAGACTCTAATTTTCTCACCAGTTCTCAGTTTATGAACACCAATGTTCAAAATGCTTGATGTAACTGAAGATACAGTGTATTCTTTTACGGAACTAGTTGTTCCAAAGACTACACCTGATGCAGGATCAGTATCAACCATATGAATGGAAGCATCAAATGTTGATGCACCATTGATAGTCTTCACAAATAACTTATCATCTACCTTAGCACCAACTCTGTATCCTTGAATAAGAACAGGTGGTTTGTCGTTTGCATCTTCAAATCCTTCAAGATACAGATGACTTGAGATACCTACAGAGATAGTTTTATCAACGTCAAGTGAGATCCAGTCAATATCTTCTTCAGTGCTTGTGATAGCACGAGGAGTAATAATGGACGTTACATATGCTTTATCATCCTTGGCGAAAGCATCCTTCTTGAAACCTCTTGCTGCCAGTGATATTTGACCAAAGTTTGAGTTTGAGTTAGTCAAACTATAGTCACCACCAGACTCTACGAAGAAGTGTCTGGAGAAACCAATAGCAAAAACAGAAACAATTTGAATAAAAGCGTCGTTCGTTCCTTTAATATGAGAGGTTTCCCATCCTTCTCTGTATCTTGCATCAGAGTCTAGATGATAAACTTGTGTGGAGTTTGTAGCAGATGAACCACTAGACAGTGCAGCACCTGTTACCTTAGTGTATGCAATACCTTCATATAATCTAGACGTGCTGTTATATTTTACAAAGGCACGGTCATCTTTTTGAAGTGAGATAGCAGTGAACTGAGCCACAACCATTGAGCGGAAACCAGTAGCTTTGCTACCATCAGCGTGCATACCTTGCATACCCCACACTGAACGCATGGAGATGTTAAAGATATATGGAGATGCACCTGTTACAGTATCAGTTTCAATGGTGACTGTTGCAGATGCTGCACTTGGAGATGCAGAAAGGTTGACTCTTACAAATGGTAAGAGATATGTAAACTGAGTTGTGCTTGATACGTTCTGAACTTTGGTCGATACGTTGTAGTCTTCTACACCGACACCTTTGATCTTAATAGGTGTTCCAGCAGTCAATCCATGTGGTGTTGATGTGGTGACCGTAATGATACTACCAGGAGTGAAACCATCACCCGAAATGATAGTAGAAATGTTTACTGGGTCAGCAGCAAATGCTCCAACAATTTCAAACTCTGGTCTCTGCTTGGAGAAACCAATGCTATTTGCTGGATATCTATCAGTCGCTTCAATTCTTCTGTTGGTTGAGTTGAAAGCATTAGATAACTTAGCATAATACATGTCCAAGTCGGACAATGTATAACCAGAAACATTGTTTACACCATCACAGTATTCAAATACTGTTAGTTTGTTGTGAGAGAATGTTGGTTTAGATCTGTTGTTGGAAGAGAAGTCTGATGGGTCAGTGTAGACTAAACCAGACTCATCACCATCAAATACAGAGAACTGCCAGAAGTAACAAGCACCTGTGATTCTAAAGACTGCGGAGTTTGATACACCGTCATCAGTTGGGTTTGGAACATATTTTGGTCTTAACTTGGTCTTTCTAAGGTCAAGACCAACAATAGATGTGCCTCTAGGTACAACAACACCACCATTTACACTATTAAATCTGTAAAGGATATTGTTTTCTTGAGTAATATCAAAAACAGAGTCTGTAGATAGTTCAAATTCAACCGATGCAACTGTCTCTGAACCAGATGGAGATACTGCTTTTGCTGTTCCACTATCATCTTTGATAGCAAAACCAGGTCTATTATCAATGACGTGCTCACCAGGAAACAGAAGAATGGTGGTCTTCTCAGTAATATCGTTGTCGTTTCCAGTTAAATATGAAAATCTAGCAGACTCAATAAGTGCTCTCTGGACCGTCTTAAAGGGTTTGGTAAGAGAGTTTCCCTGATTCTCGATGGCATCAGTAGAGTCAAGGTCATTGGGATTAACATAAAGAATACGACCCTCAGTATTCTTGATAAAGTTTTCTAGCTTATTAAGAGGCATCGGATTATGTCAGCCAGTACAATTCTATGTTCTATTTATCCCCTCAAATCTTCCTCATCATAGTTGAAGTATTCTTCCAAGTCTTCTGGAAGTTCTTCGGGATTCTCGATATCAATGTTGTCGAAGCAAGGATGTGCTGCTTCCATCAACAAATATTGTGAACCAACAAAAACATCCTCCATCTCATATCTCTTATTCTTGTCGGCAATGTCTACAAGATCTCTATCATACAAATGACCTTCAGGCAAGTCGTCAAAAGTAAAGGGAATGTGATTTAGGAAATACATCCTAACAATCACACTCCCCTTATTGAACCAACAATATTGACGTTTAATCTTAAAAGACATAAGCACCACGCTTTGTCTTATTTATTCTTACCTCTATAAGTATCGGTCTGTGCATGACAGTTGGGACACAAAATACGGAGGTTTTCTATAGTGTTATTGTGCCTATTTCCATCAATGTGGTCAAGTTCTATTGGTGCTGGTTGCCCATTCCATTCAGTTATACCACAACACTCACACTTGTGCTGTTTAAGACCTTCTGATATTAAGCGTAGTTTGAGTTTATGTGATTGATAGTTGGAATTTTCTACCAATAATTCTTCTATAGGTCTTTTATTATGTGTGTGCGTCTTGCCTTTTAAGTGTGCTTGACCAGTCATATGGGAAGTATCTAATCCCATATCTTTTATACGGTTTTTCATTACCGCATAATTTCCACCAGCTTGCTTTAAACCAAGTTTATATAAAACTTGTCTATAACTCATAGAAGTTTTTACCGCTTCTATAAATTGCTCGTCAGTATAAGTTCTAGGTTTCGGCATAACGGTAAAGGCACACTTATTATTTATGTATCTTTACCTTTTAAGTGTCACCTGCGGGACTTGAACCCGCAAGGGCGTAACGCCCGACGAATTTTAAGTTCGTTCCGTAGACCAATTCCGGCAAGGTGACGTAGGTGCTTCCTGAGAGGATCGAACTCTCCTTAGGCAAATTATGAGTTTGCTGCATTCACCAGATTGCTAAGGAAGCTGTGGTATAAGTTTAAGATTACATGAGAAAGATTTTCTGATAATCTTAGATTTATGTTTAGTTACTCCATGCATCATTTGAGCGGGAAAGAATAAAATATCACCCGCCTCGTAATCAACATACTGATAACTCTTCAGATCAAGAAGATGAACCATAGAGACAGGAATGGTGATTGCGTTACGATCTGCAAAATAAAACTTAGAAAAGTTTTCACCACTGTTCACAAAAAATACACATACAAGATCATATCCAGGGTGATCATGCATTTCTTGAAACTGTCCAGGTTTATACAGATTAATCCATGGATTGCATATATTGGTTTGGAAGGTTTTACTTAAATTCCCAGAGATGTGATTCAGACTAGGAGTTATGAGATCGATGTAATCATCCCACGAAAGTGGGATTTTGTCAACATCACATAGGTCTGACCAATCAAATTGTGAGTTATCAATATCAGCAGTTTCTTTGTTTAGAGCAGAAATCAACTCCTCAGCATTTGGTGCCTTGAAGTGCCAATAAAAATGATTGGGAAATAAAAGATTAGTTTTCATGATGAACAAGGTAATAGGAATGCCGGGAATTGAACCCGATTCACTCCGTTATAAGCAGAGGGCTTTAACCAATAAGCAACATTCCCGAATACATCAATCAGCGTCGTTGTTGTCGGTTGTGTGTATTCGCAGAAACTCTGCATCATCGGCAGGCATCATCACTGCTGCTGTGCCATCCTCTCTGACTATTCCGATAGATTCACCCTGTTCTACCCTTGCGTAGAGTTCATCAAAGTTCTCTTCCCATTCCTTTAGCGTAAATACTTCCATCAAGATTCCAAAGTTACCGGTCCTGTATATAGAATCTGATCTTCCTCAAGGTGAGCGGTGCAAACCTCAAGGACGTTCATAAATTCTTCTGCACTGTCACATTCTACCACACGCTCATCGTTATTGTCACTAGTAATGAGGAAAGACCTGCTACAGATGTCGATGACGACACTCTCAACATAGGTTTCGGCGTTCATGGATTGCTCCGTTGCTGACCCCCGTAGTATAAGGCATCAGCACCAGGGCGTCAAGGGGTATCTAGAACCCACCCTTGTGTGTTATCAGATTGATATAAAGATTCATCCCAAATGTAATATGAACCTGCTGCTCTCTGTTCATCAGTCAGAGTAGGTTCAGTGATTGGACAATCCCACATACCAGTTGTGGTATTCAGTGTATGAGAATTCATTAAATCACCATCATTATCAGTTGGTCTTGGTGAATGAAAAATATCATGAGTGGAATTGTAAATCCAACCAATAGAGGGATAGTTAGCACGAAGGGGAGTTCCACCATTTAGATGAACACCTCTAGAAGTGTTGTATGAGCACTTTTTCCAATTCTTATGACCAGTAGTTTCTGCTAAAAAAGAAACACCAATGTCTTCTCTTTCAATACCACCAACTGTCATACTTTTAATAGTGTCCAATACCAAGACATTGGTGACTACATTATCTATTCCTATTTCTGCAAAATGTGCCATGTTGAGTTTTTAATAATTTATAAATTGGTTATTTAAATTTGATAAGCGATAATAACAACTCCCGAACCTCCATTACCTGAATTATGAGGAGAAGTAGGAGAGTCATTAGCAGCGGCACCACCGCCGCCACCACCACGGTTTGCTGTACCAGAAGTTGCTTGTCCAAGAGGTCCGCCGCCACCATTACCGCCGCCACCTTGGCCACCATAGGCACCAGGATTATTATTAGACCCTGGGTGAGCATTTCCTCCACATCCACCTCCACCACCATAATAGGTGCCACTTCCAGTAATACTATATTGTAATCCATTACCACCATTACCAGACTGAGAAGTCATAGCAAATTGTGTAGGAAGACTGGTTCCTTGTTTTCCAGGTTGACCTGGATTCTTAGTGCCGCCACCACCGCCACCTCCACCGTTGTCACCACTACTATAACTATTATTACCACCAGGATTACCCCAACCAGATCCAGGAGAATTAGAATTATTGGTTCCACCAGTGCTACCGGTGGCGGATCCACCAGTCCAAGTCGAAGAATATCCACCAGCTCCGCCACCACATCCACCAGGCGCACCAGATCGGTTAGGGTTTGAACCTTCAGAACCTCCACCACCGCCACCATTACTTATAACAGATGATGGTGCTGCAAAAGTGGTCTGTCCAGCAGTTCCACCTTTGGTTCCTGATCCTGTACCTCCGGCACCTCCGGCAATTGTTACTGTATATGATCCAGGACTTAGTGTTACTGTTCCAAATTTTAAAGCACCAGCTCCTCCACCACCAGATCCATCCCTTCCTCCACGTCCTCCTCCGGAACCTCCAGCACCCTGAACCAAATATTCTACTGTTGCTGTTCCACCTGTAACATCCAAAGACCCAGATCCAGTGAATGTATGAACTGCATATCCACTTCTTGATGTTGTACTCTTCGTGCCACCTGTAGCTGCGAATAGATTTGAAAGTTGATCCCAAGAAGATCCATTGTAAACTTGAACTTCTCCTAAAGTTTCATTATAAATTAATGTCCCTGTAGCAACACTACTGAGTGCATTTCTTTCTGTTGTAGAAAAAGTTCCTAAACCAAAACGGTGTTGATCACCTAATTGTAGTATGTTGGTTGATTCATTAAATGTAAATCCAGCATCACCATCAGTGACATTGGATCCATTTTTGTAGACAACTTGATTTGATGATCCACCTACGACTGCGCCTGAAGCACCTTGTACACCTTGTGGACCTGTGCCACCTGTTGAACCTGTAGCACCTTGACGACCTTGTGCACCTTGAGGACCCGTTCCACCACCAGGACCACCTGGTCCCGTAGCACCTTGAACACCTTGAGGACCAGTGCCACCTGTTGAACCTGTAGCACCTTGAACACCTTGAGGACCAGTGCCACCTGTAGGACCAGTAGAACCTGTGTCACCCTGAACACCTTGATGACCTTGAGCACCCTGAACACCTTGAGGACCTGTAGGTCCAGTAGAACCAGTAGCACCTTGGACACCTTGGTTACCTTGAGGTCCAGTGGCACCAGTAGCACCCTGAAAACCTTGAGACCCTGGTGTTCCTTGTCTCACCCAAGCAGTTCCATTCCATAACCACCTTGAACCGGCAGCAACAAAAGTGTCGTTAGTAGAAGGACTATTCGGGAAATTAATTGCCATTATCTACTTTTATTTGTATTTATGAAGGTTTAGTGGGCCAATTGGAATGATTTATATCATCTCCCATGGCATATCTAATCTCATCGTCTGTAACTGTATCAGTAATATCTCTAAGATCTTGTCGGTATTTTTTCCAATCATCAGACATTGTAACATCAGAATTAGCCATCCAATCCGTTTCTTGTAAAATCATATTTCTTGTCTGTCTCATAGCATTGACTGCATTATTCACAGACAATTCTTTTGCTTTAGTTATAATTTGATCATTTGTAGGTAGTCCTGATGCACTCGGATTATCCCATATAATATTTCCTATACCGTGTTTTGTTACCTCACGACTATATCCTTCTTGCGTAAAAGTTCTAATCGCATCATCTATGTTGTTAAAATATGTAGAAAGCATGTTTAAATGTCCTCAAGTTCGTATACTATGAAAACCATATTAGATGACCAATGAACATCAAAGTTGGAATTACCATTACTGTGATTATGTCTTGTAGTATCATTATTCCAACTGTGACTTTGTATTGTGAACACCTTTGTTCCACTAAAAGAGTCACCAACAGTTCTTATATTTACGACAGTAGCATTATCACCATTGTATTGACCTCTACTAGTAGCATGATCTCTTGATCTAGTTTGCCCACTAGGTAGTTGTGGTTCGTTTACAACTGCACTATCAGTAACATTATATATTCTATAATGATTTAATGCATGATGAGTAACAGTCTGATTTGGTAAACTACATTCAAATACAAGTTTACTATCACTTCTTTTTGGTGAAACTGTAACTCTATAGGAACTGTGAATTTCACCCCAAGAATTACTGGATCTGTTATACCATCCATCAGTCTCCGTATACCACATACTTATTAGATTGTTGTTTCCAATGACGGCCATTATGACACCTCAGTTAGATTGAATTTGTATTTTTTACCATTTCTCCTATTTATCAAGAACAAATCATCCTCACCCTCTTGAATTGTATAATCACCCCACGTTCCATCAACATCGTTGGTGCTGCCCTCATTGCTTAAGTGCAAGTCGTTTGTGTAGACGTTGCGCCAACGGTCGCTACTCGTTCCAAGGTCGTAGGTGTTGTGTGCCCACGGTCGGAAGTGACCTTCGCATCTATGTTCACCGCCACCACGCATTGTTGTAGCAGTGGCGTTTGTCTCAAAACGCAGTGAGTTGTTATGAAAAAGCTCTACTCCACCATTACCACTAACGACAATGCCATTTTCGCCATTTTCGGGACGAATAAAAATGTCATCTGCGGCTTGAAGGTATAGGTCGTGGTTTGTGCCTTGAGATCTAATATAAAGATCTCCCGCGCTATTGGTAGATGTTTCAACAAAAGAATTACTGCCGTTGTGATAAATTTCTAGGTCAAAGCCAGTGCCAATATAAAATTGGTCATTGTCATGTAAATGCATGTTGTTGTGGAACGTGGCAGTTCCAGTAACATCCATGCCACCATTAACATCTAGCGACAAGCACTCAACTTCACCATTGCCTCCAATTTTTGCCTTAAGCGCATTTGAATTGCTTCTACATTGTAGATAATCAATAGAATCAGCGCCACCAGCCGTTTTCTTTAGTGTGAGTGAAGCGTTGGAAGAGCTTGAGGTAGAGAAGTAATGATGACTTCCAGCAAAATTAACGTTGCCGTCAATATCAACGTCACCATCAACATCCAGGCTGTCGCACTGAAGTTCGCCGGTAATATCTACGCCGTCCGATTTAGTGTTTAGCTTGCCTGAACCATTGTGGTAGAGATTAACCTCGCCGTCCTGATCCGCACGGATCATCATCTCGTTGTCAGCTGCGTTTTTGACTTCGAATTGATTTGACAGGATTTTAAGAGAGCCTGTGCCTGCGTCTTTAACGTAACTGTTAGAACCATCGTGATAAATCTTCAGGTCATCTCCATTGCCAAGACGAATGTGATTGTTATCGTAGAGATCTAGGTGATTATGTAGAACGACATTTCCAGTAATATCAGCCGCGCCATCAACATCCAAGCTGTCGCATTGCAGCTCGCCAGTGATGTCTACGCCGTCTGATTTGGTTTCAAACTTTTTGCTGTTGTTGTGATAAACTTTAGTGCTCCCATCAGCAGTACAATATATGTAGGTTTCACCTGCTGCTGACTCAAGAAAAAGATTTGTCCCCCGTATTTTTAGCGATCCAGCTCCAACATCTTTAATGTATGAGTTATTGCTGTCGTGATAAATTTGCAGATCATCCCCAGTGCCAAATCGAGCGGCTACGTTGTCAGCAAAATCCAAGACATTGCCGCCGTTGTTAAAGTTAATTTTGCCACCACCAAAATCAGCATTGCCATCAACATCAAGTGAGTCACATTGAACTTCACCAGTTACGTCGATGCCGTCTGATTTGGTTATGAGTTTTTGGCTATTGTCGTAATAAAGATATACCGCTCCATCACCAACAGCTTTTATCATTGTTTCGGCATTACCGCCGTCAGTATCTAAATGTCTGATATTGAGA